TATTCTTACCACTAACAACTTTAGAGTTACTGGTGTAACAACGATTTCTGATGTCACTATTGGTGCTGGATCTTCTACCACCAAAATAAATACCAATAGTGGTGAACTTGTTCTTGATTCTGCTGTTGGTCAAGTAACTGTCCAAGACAATCTGAGTGTAATCGGTTACAGCACATTGCGTGACGGTTTGTATTACAGATCAGATCAAGGCGGAATCAATGGTATTGGATATAGCGGACCTAACGGTGTTGCTTTCTTTGAAAATGATGGCAGATTAGTCAGCGGTCTTAGTACAGTTGGATTCCTAACTACATCAAATTATGTTTTGACTACTGATGAAAACAACATTCCAATCTGGTCTGACAGCATCGACGGGGGAACATTCTGATGGCAAAACCAACAACTAGACAGGAACTCAAGGATTATGCCCTCAGGCAACTTGGGGATCCTGTCCTAGAAATCAATGTAGCAGATGAGCAAGTAGATGATCATTTAGATGATGCTCTTCAATTATTTTATGAGCGTCACTTTGATGGTGTAGAAAGAGTTCTTCTTAAGTACAAAATCACCGAAGATGACATCAAACGAGGCAGAGCAAGAGGCGCAAGTAACACTCTCGGTATTACTACTTCTACTACAACATCTGGAGACTTTGAGGAAAATTCAAACTACTTAAATTTACCTGATGCAGTCATTGGTGTTGAGAAACTTTATCTTTTTGATTCTAGTTTCGTTGCCAACAACATGTTTAGTTTCAAATATCAATTGTTCCTGAATGATGTTGCATTTAATCTTGGGTATAGTGGTCTTCTCAGTTATGCAATGACCAAGACATATCTTGAAGATATTGACTTCTTACTATCTACAAACAAACAGATCAGATATAACAAAAGAAATAATCGACTTTACTTAGATGTAGATTGGGGTTCTGTTACTGCAGGAACCTACATAATTATTGATTGCCAAAGAATCATGGATCCTGCAAATTATGCAGGTGTTTATAATGATTCTTTCCTCAAAAAATATTTCACATCTCTTGTTAAGAGGCAGTGGGGTCAAAACCTTATCAAATTCCAAGGAGTCAAACTCCCTGGAGGTGTTGAATTGAACGGTAGACAAATTTATGAGGATGCTGTAATGGAACTGCAACGCATCGAAGATAAGATGCTTTCCACATATGAAACCCCACCCCTTGATCTTATTGGATAATGGCGTTAAATCCCTTCTTTCTTCAAGGATCTCCCAATGAGCAGAATCTCATTCAGGATTTAATAGACGAACACCTAAAAATGTTCGGTGTGGATGTATATTACATCCCTAGGAAGATGATTGTGACTGATGATGTAATGGGAGAGGTTCAGTCATCCAAGTTTAATGATGCATATATTTTGGAAGCATATCTCAACAACTATGAGGGATATGCCAAGGGCAGCGATATCATGTCCAAGTTTGGTATTAATCTTCAGAATGAGATTACACTGACAGTATCTAGAGAAAGGTATGAGGACTTTATTGCACCTTTTGTAGTCACTCATAACGCTAGAACAGCAGGCACAGAAATTATCTTTGGTGAGAGACCTAAAGAAGGAGATTTGATTTACTTCCCATTGGGAGAAAGAATATTTGAAATCAAACATGTAGAGTTTGAGAATCCATTTTATCAATTGGGTAAGAATTATATTTACGAACTTCAATGCGAACTCTATCGCTATGAAGATGAATATATCGATACTGGTGTATCCACTATTGATGAGAGAGGAATGGCAGAAGGTGAGACATCTACTGTTATTCTTGCTGGTATTGGTTCCACTGCAACTGCAATTGTTGACTCCTTTGCTAGCCAAGGTGCATTAGGACAGGTATTCCTTAACGATGATGGATATGGTTATACTTCCGCACCTTCTATTACTATCGAAGCATCTCCTGCTGGTGTTACTTCCTCCAGAGCGACTGCCTTTGCTTTCACCACGGAAAGATCAGGTCTCTTTTCTGTTGATCAACTAGTATTGCAGAATCCTGGTTTTGCATACACAGAGTCTCCTCAGTTTACTTTTGGTGGTCCTGGTGTAGGTGCTGCTGCTACAGCATCTATCACAAATAGTGGTATCACTTCTATTCGTATTACTGATCTTGGGACAAATTATGTATCTCCTCCGATCATTACTATCCAACATCCCTCTGTTGTTGCTATTGGCACAACAGGTGCTACAGTCGGTGTTAAAGCAGGTCAAGTACAAGCAACTGCAGTTGCTAGATTATCTGGAGATAGTATTGATAGGATCTTCCTTATTAACGCTGGTTCTGGTTATGAAGCAGCACCTAGTATTTCAATTGAAGACCCACTTTCTCTTGGAATTGGTACATTCTTCTTCAACGAAAGAGTCATTGGATCACAATCTGGTGTAGAAGCATATGTGAAATCATTCAATACCATTGACCGAAAGTTAGAAGTCTCAATAAATAGCGGTGTATTCTTCCCAGGTGAGTTCATTACAGGGACCGCATCTTCTGCTAGATATCAAATTCTTTCCCATAGTGGTATTGATACTTCAAGTACATTTACCTTTAATGATGAGTTTGAAATTGAAGCAGAAGGTATCCTTGATTTCACTGAGCGAAATCCTTTTGGTAACTTCTGATGTTAGGCACTTATTTTTATCACGAGATTCTTCGTAAGACAGTTATTGCCTTCGGAACTCTTTTTAATGAAATCCACATTCAAAAAGAGGATTCAAGCGGGAAGACTATTAGTGATTTGAAAGTTCCTCTTGCATATGGACCAAGATCCAAATTCCTTGCTAAATTACAACAGCAACAAGAACTTGCAAAAGCAACTGCAATCACTTTACCTAGAATGTCTTTTGAGATGTCTAGCATTACTTATGATCCTTCAAGAAAGACATCAGTAACTAAAACATTTAAGGCAGTTGATAATCAAGATAGAGTAAAAAAAGTATTTCTTCCTGTTCCATACAATGTTGGGTTTGAACTTAACATAATGACCAAGTTAAATGATGATGCTTTGCAGATCGTTGAACAAATTCTACCTTTTTTCCAACCATCATTTAATATTACCGTAGATTTAATCGATTCAATTGGCGAAAAAAGAGACATGCCAGTTGTATTAGAAAATATTTCCTTTACAGACGAATATGAAGGAGATTTTTCTGCTAGAAGAGTTTTAACATATACCCTTAACTTTAGTCTCAAAACTTATCTGTTTGGTCCTATTGCAGATAGCACCAATGGTCTCATCCGTAAGGTCCAAGTTGATTACTACTCCGATACGGATATACAAACAGCTAAGCGTGAAATGAGATATACTGCTGAACCCGATCCAATTACAGCAGAACCAGGAGATGATTTTGGATTTAGTGAAACTACCACAATGTTTGATGATGGTAAGAATTACAGTCCGACTAGACAGGAAGATGTATGAGTGACTTCACTAAGATCGATGATGCGTTAAACACTACTAGTGAAACGGTAGATGTAACTCCTGTTAAGAAAGAAAAACCTGCACATCTTACAAAAGATGATGCATCAAAGGATTATGAATATACTAGAGCAAACTTATATTCTCTAATTGAAAAGGGACAAGAAACACTTAACGGTATTATGGAACTTGCCGAGGAGACTCAATCTCCTAGAGCATATGAAGTAGCTGGTCAGTTACTCAAAAGTGTCGCTGACACAACAGATAAATTTTTAAAACTACAAAAAGATTTGAAGGATATTAAAGAAGAATCCAAAGGACCTACTAATGTCACAAACAATGCCATGTTTGTAGGAAGTACAGCAGATTTACAAAAAATGCTGAAAGAAATGAATAAAAATGGGTGAACTCTACGAAGAAGACTGGTATTGTAGTGTTAATATTGGGATTGATGAAGTGAGAGCAATGTACTCTCACTTAGAGTATTCATTAAAGATGTGGCCTGGGTCTCCTGCAAGACCAGTACAAGAGCAACAATTTCTTATGGATATGAAAGATAAGTATTTTGCTATGCTAATGGAATATAATTTTTCTGAAAAATAAATAGAAGAGCCATGCTTCCTTTTAATGTCAGAAGAAGTCAAAAAAGATGAACCTAAAAAGAAAGGTCTTCTAGGTAAAATTAAAGAGGCAGCAGATGATAAGCAAGAACAGCTTGAAATTTTGTCTACTTTTGTTAGGCTTGGCATCCTTGTTTGGAGCGGCGGAATACTCACGCTGGCATACATCAAGTTACCTCCAGCCCTTGGAATTCCTGAACAAAAACTAGATCCGACTTTTATTGCCAGCGTCTTCACCGGAGTTTTGGCTACTTTTGGTGTCCAGGCAGCAAAGAAAGCAGGAGAATCTAGCAGCGGTGGTGGCATCAGTAAAGCAGACATGGAAAGATTGATTGCTGCAGCAGCACAGACTGCACCTGGACAGACTATTCGTCTTGAGCAGGGACCAATCAAAATTTCTACTGACGATTCCTATAAAATGTAAAAGGAGTAAGGAGTAAGACTAAATAATAGGCAGGAAGTTGCTTGCTATAAGCATGTCTATCACATATTCTGAGATCTCATTTCTCCTCTCTGAAGCAAAGAAAAAGAAACCATTAACTACGGGTGACTGTGATGCACCTAAGGTGGACGATTCTATTGCAAAAATTACAGAAGGTGAGTTGATTGAATTTGTTGGCGGCAAACCTGGAGACGGATATATTGGTCATCCTAATCTAGATATTAAAAATCCACTTGCTAAGAAACAAGTTAAGGGTCCCACTGGTAATCAAGGACTTGCTGGTAAACTTGGTGATAGAAAGATGAGGATTGATAAGATGACTAATCAAATGCTCAATCAATCTTTTGATCATGAAGGTGAGACTATTGAAGAGAAGTCTGCTGCATGGCAACGCAGTGAAGGTAAGAATAAAAAAGGTGGTCTGAATGAAAAGGGCCGTAAGTCTTATGAGCGTGAGAATCCTGGCAGTGATCTCAAAGCTCCTCAACCTGAGGGCGGTCCTCGTAAGAGATCATTCTGTGCTCGTATGGGTGGTATGAAAGGTGCAATGAAGAAACCTAACGGTGAACCTACCCGTAAGGCTCTAGCACTAAGAAAGTGGAAATGCTGATTTGTACCAAATATATCTGACATAGGGAATAAATATCTCTATAATGATATCAGTACGGCACACAAATATGTCTGACAAAGAATTTTCAGATTTTAAATTAGAGCGTAAAGAGTGTGAAAAGTGTGGAGCAACCTGGATAAATGGACAACATGTCTGGCGTGGCACTGGCGGAACATCTGCTTCTAGTGAGCTTGACCTTGCTGGTCTTGTTTGCAACAAATTGGGTGACGAGCAGTGCATCAATCCTTTGAAGGGTAAGGATGGTGGACAAACTTGGGAATACCGGTTGGGGTATATTGCGGGTGCAATGAAGGAGAAAAAAGAGGCAATGGAAAAAATGAGAGACTTGGGAAATGATATGGGATTTGAGTTTTGAAGTCCTGATATTTTATTCTATACCGTCTAGGAAGGTAACTAGATAGTATGGTTAGGAGATACTGAACTACATGAATTATTCTATTAAAGTTAAACTTTCAGACGGCACAGAAGAATCTTTTGAGTGTCCTTCTGACGAATATATTTTAGATGTAGCAGAAGAGAAAGGTATTGATCTTCCATATTCTTGCAGAGCTGGGGCATGCTCTTCATGTGCGGGAAAAATTCTAGAAGGCACAGTCAATCAAGAAGAACAATCTTTTCTAGATGATGATCAAATGGAGGCAGGATTTGCACTTTTATGCGTGTCATATCCCACTTCTGATTGTGTGATCAAAGCGGAGGCAGAAGAAGAAATTTATTAAAATAATTAGTGACACACAGAATGACTGAAATTAAACCTAGTCACTATGTGACCAAAGAACAATGTCAGGAGATGATCGATGACGCCATTCGTAAGCACAACCGGAATGCTGGAATTATTTCTATGTGTGTCGGTTGGGTTGTTCTCGCTCTGTTTGCTGAAGGTCTCCTCAGGCTCATAGGAGTTATTCCTCCACTATTACCTTGGTTAAATTTAACACTATGACAAGCGGATTATTTGTTTTTGGATTTATAACATTAATGGTTATTGCTATGGAGATAACATGGTCTATAAAGAATAGGGGAAGACTAAAGTGAAAGTTGGATTGATTGGTTTAGGTCGTACTGGTGAATGTATGTCCCGCCGTATGATTGAAAAGGGAATTGAAGTTTGGGGTTACAGTAGTACTAACTATGAGAGTGCCTGTGGACAATATGAAGCGGGATATATTAGTGGATGCGTAACTTCATTAGAGTATCTTGTTCAAGCAGTTAAATCTGATAGTAACAGATATACTAGTGCTGGTAGAATTCCTGGCATCTTTCAGATTACACTCCCAAAGCAAAAGGTAGAAGACACACTTGATGAATTACTACCGTTACTTGATGGGGGCGATATCATTATTGATCATAGTACCAGTGACATAACAAAATGTCAGGAACTTGAGAAGTATTGCTCTAAGTTGGGCATATCCTATATCTTCTCTGGAGTATATGGAGCACCTTATGCTATTGATGCTTGCTCTAAAATTGTTCAATCATTAGCACCAAATTAAATAATGTATCAAGAAAAAAACAAGACTAGATTTAACTTTGCTATGTGTGCATTCTCTAGAATGTATGGTGTTCCAACTGTCAATGGTTCAGAATCTGTACATAAATTCTGTCAGAAATGGGCAGAGTCTGAGGAGGATACTCCAACAGGAACACTAACAGAAGTCAACTTCTACTTTAAGGACAGATGGGATGTCTGGGGGAATTAAATGGTGTAGGAGTGCAGTCTGTGGATCTGAACCTTTCATACCAGACTCAGAATACACTGGTGCCTTATGCGAATTAACTTGCAATGTGAAACAAAATGAGCCTGAAAAAAGAACTTCGCAAATTGCGAGAACAAAATTTGATGCTGAAACTTGAGGTTTGGAAGTTGGAAACACAACTAGATAGTTTAAAATCTTCTGGTCAATGGAAGCATCCAAGATCCTGCTTACATAATAATGATCCCTGGGAAAATTGGAATTACGAGAAATGAATTTGTTGCTAAGAC